CTCTGGTGGCCATAGTTCTTGCGGCCTTGTTTGTTCTCCTCAACTTCTTGCCTGAGGTGCTCTATGGTCTATAACGAAAAGGAAGAACCCTTTTGGTGGGGCATAGCCCTCGGAGCCATGTCCACGTTGCTAACAGTCCTTGCGTTTGCTAGACTGTTAGATACGAGAGAGCCACAAGTACAAATGCCGCAGGACGTAATCGCGGCTTACAACATGGGCATAAAAGACGCTCTTAAAACAAATCCAGCCGGCGCAGACTTAGAGATGGCTTGCTTGGAACTGTGGGGGAAGAAGCAATGATGGATACCAAAGTGAGGTTTGTGGAGTTCGTGGATAAAGTTCCGCTTTGCACAGACAAAGCAACCTACGACTCTTGGAGGGAGATGGCCAGGACTGTTCCCCCTCCACCAAAAGTAGGATTCTGTGCAGATTGCAACTTGGACTTTCAAATTGCACAAAAAGCCGCACGCAGATGCGAGAACCCGCACATAGTGTTTCGCAAAGACGAAGACGGGTTTATCTCTGGGTGTTTGCCAAAAGGGGAAGAAAATGCGGGAGTCTAATGATCTACAGGGAACTGGCGCGTGGTTTTCAGCAAGAACGGGAAAACTGTCCGCTTCGCGCATGAGAGCCGCCATGTCCTACCTAAAACAATCCGACAAAGACAAAGAATCTGGGAAGCCAAAGGAGGATAAGGCAGAACGTAAGAATCTCAAGATTGAGATACTTTGCGAGAGGATGACTGGCGACATTGTGGATAAGTTTGTGAATAACGCTATGAGCTGGGGGATCGAGAAGGAACCCGAGGCCAAAGCAGCGTATGAAGCCAAGACTGGAAGGCTTATCACCGATGTTGGGTTTATAGACCACCCACGCATAGAGTTCTGCGGGGCCAGTCCTGACGGGTTCGTAGAGGGTGGGCTGATCGAGATCAAATGCCCGACCACCGCAACCCATGTCTCCTGGATACTAGACGGAGGTATCCCAGAGGAGCACAAAGCGCAGATGACCCTGCAAGCCGCCGTAACAAGTCGTGGCTGGGTTGACTTTGTTTCTTATGACCCTCGTATGCCCGAGCCACAACAACTGCTTATACGCCGTTTTTACCCCACTCCTGCGGAGATTTCCGAAATAGAGTCAGAGGCAGAGAAATTTCTTGCGGAGGTGGATGCTTTGTTTGACACCATAACCAGAAGGGAAATGATCGAATGAATTACGACAACAACATGAGGGGATTAATCTCCAAGAATGACCGCAAAACCGAGGATAAGCACCCAGATATAAAGGGTCAATGCGAGATTGACGGTACGGAATATTGGATTTCTGGCTGGCAGAAGGAGAGGAAAGACGGGACGGGGAAGTTTTACAGTCTGGTTTTTCAGGCGAAAGACGCTAAGCCAGAGTCGCGGCCAGAGTCTAGGCCAGAGTCCAAAGACCCATTTGCGGGACTGAAGGACGATATACCTTTTAACTAGGTGGGAAGGATAACCACCTTAAAAACCTTTACAATTTAGTTGGCTAACCCGACGGGGGACAGGATAGTTTGAACCACTATCTTGCCAACTAAACTTTGGTTCAATTCATGGAGGTTCACATGAAAACCTGTTTTAAGTGCTTAACAGCAAAACCAATTAGTGAGTTTTATGCTCACAAACAAATGGCGGATGGCTATTTAAACAAATGTAAATCATGCACAAAAAAAGATGTTTTTGAAAGAAGGTACGGAGAAGCCCGTGACAAAGTTCTTGAATATGACAGAACAAGATCAAAAACAGAAAAACGCAAAAAACTAAGAGAACAAACACAAAAAACATATAGGTTAAATTTTAAAGAACGAGTAAACGCAAACTTAAAATTAAGACGAGCCGTGCTAAAAGGTTTGGTAAAGAAACTTGACTGTTTTGTTTGTGGCAAAAATGCCGAGGCGCATCACCCAGACTACTCTAGGCCATTAGATGTTGTTTGGCTTTGCACGGAGCATCACAAACAAACTCATGCACTGTTAAATTATTTAGACAAGTAGAGTTCTTTTTCGTCCTGTCTGCGCCTGACAAGCCCAGGCAGGACTCTCCCACCAGCTTTAGTCCAGACTAGAAACGCTTCCGCTGCACCCGCGTAATCTCCACGGTTATGGCGCATACGAATAGTAGAGCGTTGCAGATTCCCAAGACCCACATTGAAGGCAAAGGAAACAAGTGCAGACTTTTGCCCATCAGTAGTAACAGGGCAAAGTCTATCCACACCGCGTATAAACTTAGCAAGGTCGCTCTCAAGTAACTCATCTACCTCTGCCATCGTCCAAACTCGGTTGTCCTCTGGGCGTAGTGGGTATTCCTTGCGGATCATCTCCTGACCCTTGCGGATCATTGGAAGCCTGATCTGGTCTTGATACAGAACATGGCCGACACCACAAGTCCAAATATGCGCGGGGCATAAATATGGTTTCTGCCGCACCCCCTCGTGGTGCTTCATCTTCTCTATCGCAGAGGGTAGCAAACGGCTCATCTGGTGTTGCAATTGTCAAAGTGATAACGCCTCATATTTCCACCACCACCAGAAACACCGCAATGCGGACAAACAACAACCTGGCGCTTACCTTTGCAGGCTTCACTTAATTTCTTTTTGAACCCTGGATCAGAAATGCGTTTTGCTGCCCCTACAACATAGTTTGCAGGGTTCCGTTTTGTTCCTGTTGCACCATCCGAGCTAGGAGCAATGTTGTAAAGGTTTTGACCAACAAAGCACTCAAGAAACGCCGTCTCTAGCTCACGAGCCTCTTCTACCGTCTTACATTTACGCAGAACCTTGAACTCAAAATTTTCTATGCCGTATTTACAGGCATCTTCTTTGTACGATTGATTGTGCAAAAATCGTTTTTTGTTGATTGCCCATTTATGACAAGCCAATCTTGCGGAAACATTTGAACTGCTTCCGACGTAGGCTTTGTTTGTGACCTTGTTTACAACCGCATACAAGCCAATCATTTGCTCGTCCTAGAGAACGCCCTGGTTCCAAAGTGGAACGCGATGATCGAGGATACGATCTGCATCTCATCGTCTGTGAACACTAGATCAAGAGCCAGACCAAAATCCACGCCCGTATGAATCGCCCACCACATAGCAACTAGGTTGATGATCACCAGTTCCAGAACGAATATGTAAGTCACGATAGGACGCACGCTAGACCGCAGATTAACCACCCACAGGCTCGCACCCTCGCCGATCTTCGCGTCGTGCTCCAGAGCCGCCTTGATCGTGTCTGTCTGACCTTGTAGGGCGATCTGGTCTGTCCGTATATCCTCGATCCTTTCCTGTGCCGCAAAGCCCTGCGCGGCCAATGCAAGTTCCCTCTCGGTTTGCATCTTGGCCAGGTTTAGCTCGTGGGCTTTGTCCTGACGGTCTTGGAAAAAGTCTAAGAACTTAGGCAGACCGCCAGCAAGGAAAGAAATTAACGTAGTAAGAAGTGTAATCATGCGTGACTCATAATAAGATCAACCATCATCCAAACACCTAAAGCGCCAACCGCTAGAACGCCAAGAATTAATACGCCTGTAAACAAGTCCTCGAGCAGCTCTTGGCGACGCATCTTCTGTTCTTGGATGGCCCGAATCCTGCGCTCACGGATAGACCGACGGACCTCATAAAACTCCCGCAGCCCATCCACACCGAGATGACACAGACCGCCGTAGAGGAACTCATGGCGAATGTCTGCCTCCATTTCCCGAATCTTTACCTTTGCGGCATAAGCATCGAACGCTTGTTTGGTGTCATCGCCAAACTTCAGCTTGCCAAAGATCGGAACCTTCTTAGGCTCTGAGACCTGTTCAAGAATATCCGCAGCTTGCGCCCATTGGGACAACTGCCCCATGACATCTTGGACTTCACGGCCAACCTCGACAGCCTTCTTTATGCCGCCCCAGATTGTAGTGATTGCGGCTAAGGCTGTGATTGGATCCATGACTACTTCTTAAAAAAGTGTTCTACAGTACCCCAGATAACAGCAGATACCCCAACAATCCACAGGATAGGCTTGGCAAGCTGGGCCAACCAGTTCAGAACCGTGAAGGCTCCCGCAGCCGCTTGGAAGGCAACTACCATCCCCGCGGTGTTCTGGTCTATATGATCGACCTTCTTTTCTACGGCTACCAGTCGGTCGTATATCTGCTTATGGCTGACTTCTTCCATGACTCACCTATTTAGTTCGGGGCTTGCGGGAATTCTACATTAGGAAATCCTTCAGTCTCTGGAAGGTCACGCAATGCCTGGCGATAGGTTGCCCACGCATCTTTGTCCACAGGAGCATCCGCAACTTGCGTCCAGTCAGAAGCAGTCAGCAGGCGATCCCGTTGTGCTCTAACCTGGGCAGACTTAGAGGCTACATCCGCAGCGATCTCCTCTGCGGTCTTATCCTCTACCCGAACGGTGTAAGCCCATCCGTCTTGCACATAGGGTTCAGACGCAACAAGTTTCTGGGTAGAACGGTCGTGCGGGAGGAAGGCGTTTACCTTTACCGCATCGCGCTCTGCTAGGAACTGATCTGACGGGCCAGAAGCAGGAAACGATACGTTAGGAAATACAATCTTGTAATGGGCTACTTGCCCGTCTTTATAAATTAACATGACTACTCCTTATTGATCGGGGAATGCTTGTATGGGTGGCGTGAACGCAGCGGTATACCTAGCCACACCTTTGGTAATGCGAAGATCGTCTATGAAGCCAAACCAAGGAATGTTGTTGCCTCTAAGAGCAGCGCCAATGGTTACGTTTGCTTGTGACCAATTTGTAGTATTTGCCGCAGAAGCAACAGATGTTCCGTTAAGATATATCTTAATAGTTCCGCTAGACCTAACGAGTGCAACGTGATACCAAGTGTTTATTGATACGCTTCCACCAGTTAAGTTAATGACGTTTTGACAAAAAATTTGAACCGCGCCGCTCGCAAGTCCAAAGTAAAATCCGTTCGTATCATTAAGAGTATTTCGAAAGTCTATTATTGCGTTAGACGCATTGTTTTGAGTTGAATAAATCCAAGCCTCAATTGTAAAATCACCAGTACCTATTGCTAAATCTGTTTGGTTTGCTGGCAACAACAAATAATCCCCACTCCCATCAAACTCCATAGACCCTGTACCAAACTTCTTAGTGGTGGTGTCTATCTGAGCATTGCCGACTGTCTCTAGGTTGTTCTTGCCTGTGTTGTCGAATATGCCAGCGTTGGTGAAGTTGCAGAGTAGGCTGGTGTTGGTGATTGCTGTGAGGGGTGCTGTAGGTGGGGTGAAGGCGGCTGTGTAGACCGCAGTTCCATTAACAACACGAACATTGCCTATATATCCCGGCCAATATCGGTTACTACCGTATGAATCGTTCCCAATGTAAGTTGTGTTGTTTCCAAAATTTGTTGTTTGTGTTGATGTGCCAACAACTGAACCGTTTACAAAAAATCTGACTGTACTACTTTCTCGTGAAAGCGCAATATGAGTCCAAGCATTAGCACTTAAACTAATCCCAGTAAACCAAGTTGTTACTCCAGTGATTGCAACATTGATCGTTGCGCCATTTGTGTAAAACGCAATTCCCGTGCCACCACCTCTAGAATCAAACGGTACATATACGCTTG